TTATGAATAACTAACACCCCGTTATGTTCTAAGAATCGCACCCCCGTATTATAAACCTTCCCTGTTGTCGTAAATATGATATTCCCACTGTATGCCGTCCCCGTGCTATTAGTAGCATAAGCCCTTGCGTAATACGTTGTCCCTGCAGTCAGTCCAGTAATCAAATGATAAAAAGTACCCTCACCTGACCCGTTTACTGAATAGTCATCTGTCAGGTCAGGATTAATTGATGTGCTCCAGCATATCCCCCTGGCAGTAACAGTGCTTCCCCCGTCGTCTGTGATATTCCCCCCGACATAAGCGGTTGTGTCAGTAATCCCTGAAATCATAAAGCTATAAACAACAGGGTAAGAACTCGGAAGCTGACCGGGATCAATGTTGTCCGTTACAGTACCATCTCCGATCAGCACCAGGGAGGTAAAGGGAGCAAGGGTTATTGTCCCTGAATAAGTCACTCCCGCAACATCTTTCATCGCTGCAGAAAGTGTAAATGTATTATTGATTCGCAGGCTGTTATAGATAAAATGAATATCATCCACATTCGTCACAGTACCGCCAAGGTTCCCGTGCGAGTCAGTATCTTGCCCGCTATTCAATTTCCATTGTGTCAAAGAATAAAAACTACCAGCCCAATTTGCCCCCATTAATTTTATTAGGTAATAAGGAGCAGTTGATTCGCCAAAAAACCTGCAAATAATATTATCGCTTGATGTCCCGAACAGGTAATTATCACTAAGTCCCCTGATGCTATACATTACATAGCCGTGAGCGTTGGCGGTAGCACTCCACGGACCAACTGTTAAAAATTTATTATTCCGGATCTCAAGGTTTCGTGTTGGATCATCAGGATAAAAACTGTCATGTTGAATCCATAAAGCTCCATTTTTTGCATCATATACAGTATTGCCGAATACCTGACACTCGTGGGAGTTATGAAGATATATTCCCTGCCCAACGTTATAGACTGTATTCCCTGAGATGGTGAGATTAGCTTCTCTTTGGTCAGCATATATTCCTGTTGTTGAGAGGTCTTCCTCCACATTAGGTCTTCCCCCTAACGCACCCCAGCCATTGAGAACTATATTATTTTGTATTTCCCTTCCTACCCAAAGAGTTGTAAAGCACGTTGTATAAATTCCACCCACATCATCTTTAACAGAACCAAATCCATTTATATAATTATACCTAACCTTTACATGGTTGCCTCCAAAGTCAATTCCATTGTAACCCACATCCGTGATCCTGTTGTACTCAACGATATGATTAGATCCGTGCAGTTTGATTGCGTTATTCTGCCCGTCACCGTTAAAGTTCATGCCGGGAAACATCCCTATTGAATCAAGTTTACAACCCTGAATCAACGCTCCGTCAAACTCTCCAAAAAGAACTATCCCCTGATTCTGTGCATGGTAAATTGTATCATTGATCGCCCTAAATCCAAGTGAGTTATTTCCACCATTGTGCGCCCCGTCAATTCCCGCATCACCGCAGAACTGAATCTTACATTCCTGAATGGTCACATAATCGGAAGAGGATATGTAAATACCTGAAGAGTTCGCACCCTCAAAGGTTATTCCGGTAATGGTTAAATAGTTCCTCGATTGCATCACAAGGTTTGCATCCCTTGTTGATACTTTTGTTATTACCGAAGCCGGATTTACTGTCCCAAAATAAATATAAATTTTATCGTTATCATCATCAAAATACCATTCTCCGTATCTATCGAGGGTTTCAAAATGATTTTGAATAAAGTAACCCCACCCGGCAACAGGATCATAACCTACATCATAAAATGTAACAGTGGTTCCGTTGTGATTTATAATAGTTGAGTGGTCAATGATCCATGCATTCTTTCTAATTACAATCTCGCCTCCATCCCAATCAGCACCTAAGGCTACATCAGCGTCAGTTATTGAAGTGGAAGTACAATTATCTATCGTAAGCCATGTATCATTGGGCCACCTACCCTTAGCATAAGACGTCCCGTTAATAGTAAGCATATTCGGAAAACTCGAAGGATGCACCGTGGCTGAGTATATCCCACCACCTTCACTTGTCCATGAACCAATAGTAGTAAATCCTGATATTACAGGAGGAAGTCCCGTGCCATAAGCCCCTATTGTGATATTAGCAAGGGGGGAACCTGAAGAAGCTACCGTTAAAGTTCCTCTAAATGTGTCTCCCCTATTAAAGAATATCCTATCCCCTGGTATGAACTTGCCAGATGACCATTCAGCATTAACCTTTGTAATCGTCTTCCATGCCTGAGCATCAGAAAGCCCTGTATTAGAATCACTCCCCGCAGTTTTTACATAGTAATCAGTTGCCCCGGCAAGCAGCGGAATAAGGAGAAACAATATAAATACAATCTTCTTCATATCAGAATGTAGGATAAGCGGTTGTACCGACAGCCACGTTGTCAAAATATATATCCCATGTTTTACTGTCGCTTGTATTGCCAAGTTTAATAAGTCTGAGCCCTGTTGTCGGATGAGTATCTGTAAGGCTCCCGGTCATAACAGTCACCTCCGACCCTCCCGCCGGAGTTACCTTAACTTCATAAGCATCATTTGTAATGTCATACTTGATATTAAACTTATACCAGGTATCGAGAGCGACTGATGAACCTGATCCGGGCCAGGCAACAGACCTGGTTCCCGTTCCATCCTCATTAATCTCGCACACAAATTTTAACCTGTTGCTGTCATAGCTGTCAACGTAAAGATTAATTGTAGCAATATCGTCGGAATAACCATCTTGCCAAAACGAAATAAATTCAATATAGTCAGTAGAAGCAAGCCCGTGCTCATTAATATATACATAAAATGTTGTATATGATATTACCTGATCAGCAGCTAATGTTGCTACCGATGCCGCATTAAAGTTTGGAGATACCTTTGTTATCTGTAATGTCTGACTCCCACCCCCGTTAGGAGGTGTAATCCCTATTTCGTCTTCATCGACTGCAGATCCGCTTCCGACCGTTTCGCTCCATATTGCATTTGCGTAACCCGTGCCTTCAAAAGTTTCTGTCATGTAAGCCGATGCTCCCGTACTACCAAGCGTTATCCAGCTAACCCCTGCAACCGGAACTGCTTCAATAATTGCCCTGTCGCCTGTTGCCCACGCGGGACGAACCACAATCGTCCCTGAAGAGTTAAACCTGTAACCCGTTTTCCCGTTTGTGATAGTCCTGTTTAAATCCTGTTTGTGAAGATCAGCAGTCGTTCCCCTGAAAAGATCAATGTGCATATTTGCAAGGGCAGAGACAGTCATTGTTGTATCTCCGTTTGCAGGAGCACCCGAAGTAGATCCGACAATGAACTGAAGCATATACTTCCCTGATCCTCCTGTCCCTCCGTTAGCAGCGACATAGTTAACAACCCCGTTATAGGTCATTGCCCCGCCATAGCTGTTACTGTCAGCTTGCAAAAAAGCATAATCCGAAAGTGCCAAAGCATTTTCCTTAAGTGCCTCAATAGTGTCGTTAATCTCGCCCCGCATCTCCGTTGTAGTCGGAACCGTAGCAAAAGCATTTTCAATAAGGGTGTTGTTTGCATTGACCTTACCGAATGCAGTTCTCAAAGGGTCTCCCGTCCCGTCGTTTGCCGTTGTGCCTATGTTAACATCAGTAAGAGATAAAGAAACTGCCCTGCTCTTAACAGGTACTATATCCTTCTGACAGGAAAAGAGCGAAAATATTACAAGTAAAAAAAGTAGTTTTTTCATATCGTGTCAACTGTTATTACGTCGTTATCTGCTGTTACTGTTGTGCTATCAGCCGTTGTACTTCCTTCAGAGCCTTCCTCTGCCTCTGCTGTTCGTGTGCCAATCTCATGAAGGTCTATTTCCCATTTTCTTTTTCTTACGTCAAACTCGCCCCTGTTCATCACAAAGACCCTCGTTTTCCCACCTGAAGTGTTTACGTCATCCTGAAAGTTTCCTATCACATCAATCTGCACCCCCTGCGCTGTCTCTTTAATAGGCATCTGAACTAATTGCCGGGGTTTGCTGTATTCTGAAGCTATCTCGTCAGCTATGTGATGAAGCAAAGGCTTATAACTTGATTCCCCCCGGTGTGACCACAGGTTTGACGGTTCCATTGATTCAGTGTATGCCGGAGTAGTATATGTAATATTCCCGTAAAGATTTCCCGATGTGTTTACTACAGAAGTATCCCCGTCGAAATCTGCCCCCGATACTTTACTTGTGAAAATCAAGTGACTGCCTGAAGATGTTAGTGTAATACCTACCGCATCATAAGCAAGCACATTATCGCTGACAAAATTAGATGCTGTTGTCGTAAGGTCACTCGCAAAGATTGCCGTGTCTGATAATCCCCCTACGGTTATATAGCAAGAACCACTGGACCCGGTTAAAACAATAGTGTCAACCCTGTAACCATTGGTCCTTGCCATTATGCCTAAAGCCCCTTTACATTGCGAAATGGTATTATCCATCTGCGTATCAACTACATCTCCCAACAGGTAGTGATATTCCCGGACATTCCCTATGATACCATTATATACATGATATTCGCTCTCTGTTACTTCATCAAAATCGAGACGGCTTACCTGAACAAGTTTGGCAGTAGGATCTTTCCCAAATGGGTTATTCATCAACACCCATTCCCCAAGTTTCTTAAATGGCCCCTTATGCTTACGGGTTTTTACGAGTATCTCATCAGATGTTGCATAAAATTTTACATTCTTTACGCCCACCCTGACATTATCTGTATAATCAGAATTATAGATGTAAATGGTATATGAACCGGCAGCCGGAAGCCCTGTTATTGTCCTTCTCCATGTACTCCATGAGCTAAACCCCAGGGGAGCGTCTGTTTCAACAGTTATCAGTCCTGCGGTGTTCTGCCATATCGCTTCGGTATCATCTTTTTCAACAAGCCAATAATTTGCATCATCGCATTTTATCCGCACATAAAATTTAACCCCTGTTTTAGCTATTATTTCGTTATTGACTGTCATAAAGTCAAACTCGAAATTGAACATATCATAAGTAGATATTATCGCCTCAGTACCGAATGATTGATAGATATAATAGGCTAATGTCGGATAGGTGTTTTTGTTATATAAATAAACTCCGTTTTTCTCTCCCGGCACTACCTGTCCAATGTGAAACAACAATGAACTTGCTGATTTTGTCCAATATTGAAAATCAGCATCATCCCATGAATCCGAATCAAAATTATAATTATCCAACCATGACAACCGGTTGCCGTAATCCTGGTATGAAGATACCTTTTTAGCTGGTGCGGTTATCATCAGCCTACCGCCCGGAATCTGAATCCTCCTTGATGATGGGTGTGTAGCAGTCCTCTTAATAAATTGATCCGGGTTAAAGGATATAGCCGTTTTTATAGTGTCGCCTGTGAACCATCTGCCGTAAACAGTAGCATCTATCAACTCGGAAGGACGGTAAATACAAAACACACCGTCTTTTTGCCTGATGATAGCGTTATATTTTTTTAGGATCTCCGATAATACATCGTAACAGTAATAGTCCTTAAACACATCCCTGTCAATCTTAATCTGATCCAAAGGACTATCATCTGCATCGGAAAGCATATCATCTTCATAGATGTTTACAAACTCCTTAAACTCTGTAAATCCTATCTCGCCTAAAATGTCAAGGATGATAGCCGACTCCCGCTCATGCCCGTTATAATAGGTTATCGTTTCCTCGCCCTCATTATAAGCAATCTCATCAGCAAATAATATGTTTTCAAGAATCGAAAGCCCGTCAGTTGCTGTTATAGAAACAGCATAAGGCACCGGCTCATATACTTCCTGATAATTCTGCGTTTCGACATAACCCGTCCAGAATAATGACCCATTACAATATATGGAAACCGGGAAATGCATATCCTCTACTGAGTAAAGATCAAGAAGGACAAAATTAGTTTCTGAATAGACTTCAAACGTAGCCCTGCTCGGACGCATCGGATCAAAGACATCATCTGACTCGTTATCGTAAGCAAAATTAAGCGGGTTGCCAGTAGATTTCAGAAGCGTATAATCCCCCGTAAAGTCAGGATCATCTATTGAGATCTGCCAGTCAACTCTTTTTAAGTCAGAAAATTCTATTCTCCACCTCTCAGCCATTTCTTCTCAGTGCCAGTGCTATATCTTTCCCTCTTATTGATCCTACTACATTCAC